CAACATTCGGACGTTGAACGATGGGCTGGAGGAGATGGGGGACCGGCGCAAAGATCTGCGTTGGATTCTCGGAGCAGCAGGTGCGACATGTGCGGTAGCTGGTACCGCTGTCGCCCTGACTGGCTCCAAGGCCCTAGGAGGGGCCCTGTGCGCTGCTGGGACTGTGGCCGCGGGCATTTTTGGCTGGAGTAAAGCCAAAGATGTCATGCGGTCAGCCCGAGCGGCGAGGTGGTATTAGGACAGCCCGGTGCGTGTCCCAGCCGTGTGCGCAGCCCCAAAGACCATGGAAAAGGTTGCTGACTGGCATGGGACACCACGACCGCCAGCACTTAAAGGCTGTGAATCTCATCGTCGCCTCATCCGTATAGTACCACCTATTTACGGACTGTGGCACTGTTACACTCATTCCAATTGCGTGTGCAATGATGTTATCGCCTGTGTAAATAGAGTGGTTGGCGAAACACCAGAGCCCACCCAGGCAGGGGTGGAGCGACTTAAGAAGGCTATACTGAGAACTTGGCCATATCGTGTGTTAACTCCACTGACATTAGAACAGTCATTGGAGAGTTTTCGGGGAGCTAAGCGTAAAATATACCAGCGCGCTTACGACTCACTCTTGGTTGAACCATTATCAGCCCGTGACGGACGCGTAAAGGCGTTCGTTAAGGCGGAGAAGTTCAACCCAGATGATAAAGTCAACCCCGATCCACGCATGATTCAAAGTCGTGACCCCCGATACAACCTCCACCTTGCGCGGTATTTGCGTCCACTAGAACATGCAGTTTATGGCCTCAAACGCCATGGACTGCCTGTTATAGCTAAGTGCTTAAATCCGGTACAAACTGCGGATTTAATCCGTGACAAGTGGGGTTTGTTCAAAAATCCTGTCTGCTTCTCCCTGGATTGCTCCCGTTGGGACAAACACATCCATCGTAAGATTCTTGATGTGGAGCATGACTTTTACAAGAGCTACTATCCAGGGGAAGTTGAGCTCGAGCGACTGCTAGACATGCAGAAAGTCAACAAGTGCATCACCAGCAATGGTGTGCGCTATGTTGTTGATGGTGGT